TCAGATGAATAATTTCTTTATATATATAAATGGGAGCACTCCTGAATGTTGTTTTGATTTGTTGTGTATCCTCCCTGTTGATACTTTCATTCACAGGAACAGCTGGTGTGGGATTGTATCTCGCGGGGTCGAAAGAAAAGACTGAAGCACTGGAGCAGGAACAGATAGACGCCTATATGAAGGAACTTGAAGACGAGCTAGAAGAAGAACTAGAAGCCTATGACGACCCACGGAGCTATAGCTTCAAAACCCGTAAAGAATCTACAGAAGGCTTTGGACCACTGCCATACTTCCCGACAGCTGCTTACTACAGGCGGCGTCCAACAGAATCTGCAATATTGTGGGAGTATAGGTCTGACGTTTTACCAAACTCTGGACCTCAAAGTTACAGTATAAAGGATATTGGAGGTGGGACGTACAATGCCCTGGATAACATAAACGAGTCACCCACTAGCATCAAATGGCAAAATCAAGGAAAGGAAGTGTGGACACAACTATTCGACAAAGACTCTCTAAAAATTGACTGTGGAAATGACGCATTGAATTCATTCCAGATAAGAAGTGATAAAAAGTCGAAAACTCGTGAAGTCATAAAACCGAAGACTGACGAGGTAACTGGGACAACATTAAACTATAAGCATCAGTTTATATCGTATCACGACAATTACAAACAGTTGTACAAATGTCTAACAGGTTCCGAAGGGTGGGGTTGGAACTTGGATGAGCGAGTAGTCGCGAGTGGGGAAACCGACAACTCAATATCATCTGAGCAAACACTCGAAAGGGACGGGGTGAAACCAGATGGAAATCAAAATAAAATTATGGATTGTGATTACAAAGCTATAGGAGCCTCAGAGTTCGGTGAAGAAGGTGCTGCGAAAGAATTCCCGATATCCATGATAGAACCCATATGGGACGACGCGATCATAGAAAAAAATTTCGCTATTAACTCGTTATCAGACTCCCCCATGACCACCGATTACTACCTTGATCCGAAATATATGGACTTTAAGTATAAATGTTTGAAACGGGCGGTATTTGGTCCGTGCAAGGATATGAAATACACGGAATGGGTGCCATTTTTGGCTTCACAAGGTGAAGGACCGAGAGAATTGCGTCATTCCATGGCGCATAACTTTTTCAGTAAAACAAGTGGAGAGGTGCAAGCACCCGCAAAACTAAAAAATCTTCTAAACCCCACAGTGGATCCAGTGAAAGGACTGGGAAGAGTAAAGTGTCACCCGACAGAGGTTCTGACACGTCTAGACTTCGAAGTCAGTGAAGGTCTAGACGCCCCGAAAGATTATGTGAGGTGGGGATATAGGTGCTGCAAAATGTAAATTTAGAACACAGGAATTAATCTGTCGACCCCTCTTTTTTTCATGAAGATCACTTCATCACATTCACCACCCTTCATAGCCATCTGAGGTTCACCACATTTGGTGTCCTTACTCTTATGTCTATCACAAGCAGCTTCAGTCCTGTCTGCGATATTCATATTCTGACTATATCCAATGAACACCCGGTCAACTTTTCCATCTTTGTCAAATGCTTCGACTGTAACTTTCCAAGAGTATGGACCAAAATTCCATTCACTGTTGACGTCAACTGGGGGAGGGGGGTGGTCGAGAAGTGATGAGCGAGGTCTACCATATCTACGGTTTCTAGATACAAGGGGGGCAAACAGAAACTTAACAACAGTTGACATTACTTTTGTTAAGTTCAGTAGTTTTAATTGATTTAAAAAGCTTCGTGTGTGTTATAGTTCTGTGTACAGGGTTCCACACCAGCGTCCAAACCTTCGAATCCCAATAAATCTTTCCATGCACAGTGTTTTTCCCATGTAGATTCACCCGAACCTGGGTATGGCGTGCCATCCTTCCAAGCCCTATACTCCTGGTACGTGATTCTCTCGGCACCCTTACCTATCTGTGCTCTACGTTGTGAAGCCTGTAAACCATCCGTGCACCCATCTCTACACGCATACATAATTAAAGGAACACTACATGTTCTATCTTGGCATTCTCTATTTGAATGCATCGAATTACAATAATTTGCGTACTGGTCTGAAGACTTACCGGGATACAATTTTGTTGGGTCAAACACCTTGATTTCACCACAAGTTGCTCCTAAATCGACGATTGTTTTCCCACCATCTTTGACCCAGTCCAATTGTGCAGACTCTTGTGCAGCCGCGGGGAGATCACTAATGGCCACCACACCTACCCCATCGTCAATGACCCCAGTCGGCTCTGGATAATGGTCAGACAAGGCCATAGGTCCTGGAAGCCTCTCACCAATCCTAATAGACTCGAGAGGGGTATTCACATCTATAGCGGTAGACACGAGAGGGGTATTCACAGATATAGCGGTAGCACCAACACTCCCAAGTAACATAATCAAGACAAGGATTAAACAGATAAGTATAACTACAAGTATCCCCTGACTCATACTACACACAAACATAATTTTTTACATGGTGGAAAACACCATCTAAAAAACTCTCCCAACCGGGTTCGAACCGATGACCTCGCGATTAACAGTCGCACGCTCTAACCAACTGAGCTATGGGAGAAGGGTCCCCTCTATCCGAATCGAACGAATGACAAATGGAACTACAGTCCACTGCTCTACCAACTGAGCTAAGAGGGGGAGAGAGCTCCCACCAAGACTTGAACTTGGGGTGGTGGATTCAAAGTCCACAGTGTTAACCAACTACACTATAGGAGCAGGGACTTCTCTGTCAATATCTCGAGTCTCCCCTTTAAGCTCGTTAATGTATTTCATACCTATCAGAGATATGGAAAACAGACCAGCGGACGTGTTGGCCACGATCATCGGGATGACTGAAAAGTATATGGAGTACACAAGACCCATCACACTTGCGAGAAGGTTTATACACAAAAACGTATAATTGATGGCGTGTGTATCTTTGGTCTTGTGGACATGCACAACTTGGGGAACAAACATGATCGTGATGAGAATAGAACTCACCAAACCTATCGGATTGATTATTTCGTCCATGGGTTAATTTAAAATGTATTGTTTAAGTAGGTATGATATCGTTCATAATTTTGATTATCGTCAGTTTGTACATCTTGGCTGGGATGAACCCAAAATATCAATATAAGTGCTTCCTCTTGACGATGAAAAAAGAAAAGTTGAGACAGGAACGATTTTTTAAGAACCATGATTCCAATATACCGATTGAAGTCATATATGGTCCGGACACTAGAGATGTTGAGACAGCGAGAGAATACGAAGACAAGATCGACCCAAGGTATTTCAAAAAAGCTGTGGAGATGCATTACAACACAGAAGTTCAGAGACCTGACATTACGTATTTCAACATGGGTGCTATCGGTTGTTTCATGGGGCACATGGAATTTTACGACAGGTGTTTTGATCAGGGTTTGAAGTACGCAGTCATCTTTGAAGATAACGTAATTGTGAAATCAAATGAACTCTATACACAAATTCAAGATGTCATCGACAAAAAGGGTGACGATTTCGAGATGTGCTTCTTCCACTGTCTGTCGAGACTTCCTTACCACAACGAAGAAACTGAAATAGAACAGGTGAAATGGATATCAAGCACAAAGTGTTACTTAGTTCACGTCCCCAACATGAAGAAATACGTCAAATATTTTTACCCCATGGATAACCACGTGGATATGAAGCATGAAGACCTTATCGCTGAAGGTGCCAGGGTCTTCTACAAGGATCTAAGGAACTATATGCGAATAGATAGGTCTCACAAGAGCACAATAGGACATAGGGATCATGGACAAGAAAATTTTATTTCAAGACAATACAAAAACGCTACCGTACAAGACGTTAAGTGGGGGTATTAAACCATCACAAACTTTCTAGCAAAATCCATATATTTTGTAATACAACTTTTACAATGAGGACAATCATTCTAAAAGCTGTTCCTAACGGGGCTTGAACCCGTGACCTTGGCGTTATAAGCACCACGCTCTAACCAACTGAGCTATAAGAACGGTGCAACTCGGTTATGTTACTAACCCATTGTATAACGGTGGGACTCACCCACGTAAAACTTACAAGTGTAAACTTTAAGCCACATTAAAGATTTGGTACGTGACATAGACATGGCTCGCACGACTACAACTGTAAGACCCCCATGGGAACTGATTGAAAAGGCTTGTAAGCACGCGGTTCAGAACAACGAAAATCCGACACGTGAATATATCCAACACTTCCTGTCAAAAAAATACTACTATGATTGCATCCCGGCCATTAACAGAGGTTTGCACTTGGGTGTGCTAGATGGTATATACGAACAAATTGGAGACTCATTCTACCTGACTAAACCATCTTCCTTGGCATCGTCATCTGAGGAATCATAGGAACCTTCGGCTTCACGGGTTTGTCAAAAAACAAGGACAATATTTCAGCGATCAGAATAAACTGATGAGACATCACAGCCATCTTCGCCAAATCGGTCCCAGGACCGTAATCACCATAGCCAACTGTGCTCATCGTTGTAAAACTGAAGTAAAAAGGGTCTATCCAACTGGAAAATCCAAACGCATTTTTGTTAGTTTTGTCAAGTATCATGTAGATGACACCGTATATGATTGTCGTGACTAAGAATGCGACAATTTTCATAGACATTTATGATATACTGAGAAAATTTATACTGAGTCGACCCTCTGTAATTCGTCGACTTCTATATCTCTACTCCTTCTTCTATTCGAAGTGATATTTTGGAAAGCACCCAACCATCTGGAAACAGCAAGTTTGGATCCTGATAAAGATGCTGCATCATCACTGACAACGATACTCAATCCATTACACACGTCAGGTTTATTCTCTTTATCCGGAAATTGAATCAGAAATGCCTGAATCGATATAGCTGGTATATCGGGTGCGTCGTCAAGTAATTTGTCATATTCTTCACGTGACTTCATGATAAACTCTACAACATCACCACGATGTTTAACATCCAAAGACAACTCCATATCAATACTCCTGTAAAATTTAGACCATTGGACACACATAGCTGAATGTGCCTCGGAAAGAGGAAGACTTTGACTAAACTTACTTATGGAACTGAGGATACCACCAAGGACATTCAAAAATGCAAAGAAATACTGAATGATCATAATGTTATCTCTCGTATTCGGCGAAGCGCCTTCGTTTCCACTAGGATTAAGAACAGCGAATCCACCGACACCTGTTATCGAGGCTATAATGATTGATGGGTATGCCAGCCAGTCATTCTGTTTCTTATAAAATAGGCGCGCGTGATTATGTAGCCACCGATAGCCAGCTGCCTTCTCTGCCCATTTTATAAGTAACTTTTCTTGTCTTTCACACCATTCACAGTGATCGTCTTGTTTTTGAACACTCATGGGACCTATCTTACTGCGATAAATTTTTCGCACACTCCCTGGCTAATTTATCGACAGCCTCATTCTGAGGATTTCCGTTATGGGCTTTCACCCACCTCCACTCAATCATGGTGAGTTCCTGTCTCAAATTATCCATCTTCACCCACAACTCCTTATTTTTCACATCTGTACCGTTGGCTGTCTTCCACCCATTCCTTTTCCAATTGTGTATCCACCCCGTTATTCCATTTTTCACATAATTGCTATCAGTAATTATGCATACGTGTTTCTTCTCCATCCACAAACACTGTTCAAGAGCTTTGATGATAGCGGTCATCTCCATTACATTATTGGTCGTGTTGGGTTGAGCCCCACACAATTTGAAATCTTTGGATATGGCACCCCATCCACCACGTCCCGGATTCCCTAGACAGCTTCCGTCAGTGTATACTTCATACATGATTATTTATTGCACTTATCCTTTATCTCATATTCTAAAGCTTTTTTGGGGGTTTTGCATATAGTATCTCCACAGTGATCTCTATTTTGGTATACGGAGTTAATAGAGGTTGAAATTTCATCACATGATTTGAGATTCCAACGACCTAGTAAAGGCTTTTCAACTTTAGTAAGAATGTCAAAAATTTTACGCAACATATTTCTGTTTTGTCTTTTGCGTTTAAGTCATTTGTACCTTGCACCGAGCTGTACACCCCTGGGGAAAGCGTACAGAAAACGTGCTAAAAACCACATATTCGTGCACACGACGTCGAGTACGACACCATAGTCGTGCGCCACGACGTATCTCTCAAAACTCACACTTTTAGAGGGGGGTGCACACTTTCTCAAAACCAGGTCAACAACGGCTTACTCAGCGGGGGTGCACACTTTTAAGATGTCTCCCACGACAAAAAGATTCTTTGAACAGTATTCGGGTATGGAATCCCGGGTGAAACTTCGCAACTACTCATCCCCTGATCCGAAAGAAATATGGGACATTGGTTTCGAATCGAATGAAGAAGAATGTCTTCTCCGGTGGTCGCTGCTCGTCAAGGGTCTGATGAGAGTGACTCACCCAACCGTACAAGAAGTCGCGCAATCTAAGAAGCGCACCATCTGGACCATCGAGAGCACCAAACCAAAATGTGACACACAAAAGAAGGAACTTCGCCTCGAAGGGTGGAGGGACTGTAAGAGAGATGATCATTTTTAAATAGCGCAGTGCACGATATTTAAAAAGGATTTTTAATGATATTTTACTAAAATACTTCGTATGAGCATTTTGTTGGAGAAGACTTAGCGAAGACGACGGAGTTCCCGAGCAATACGCATCGCTGCACGAGGAGACGACCGGTTGAGAATCATGACCAGAGGTTCAGCTTTAGGTTTGTATACCTTACCTACACGGTTTTGTAGCACCTCTTTAGCGTTAGCCCTGGCGCGCGCAACGGTGGCTGGGCTAGGGGTGCGTGGCCTGGGTCTGGGTGCGGGAATCTTGACGGTCATGGCCTTCATAAAGTTGGCGGCAACCTTCTTGTCAAGAGCCTTCTTTTCCGCACGCTTCTTCGCAGCCATACGCTTCTTAGCAGCCTGGGGGTACATCTTCGCGAGAGGCACATTGTTCATGCTGTTCTTCGCCTTACCCTTGATGGAACCACACAGCTGCTTGACAGTCTTCTTTTCAGTGTTGATGCCATACTTCTTGGCAACCTTTACCACTTCATCCTTCTTGTAGAGACGGCACTTTTTCGAACCGATCTTGAGATCACCAGCCTTGTCTACGGATACGAGTACTGGAGTCATTGTTTATTATTAATCAAGAAAAATAGGTCTGCTAATCATTTTTAAACAGCATTCGTATTGTGCATTTTAAAAATGAAGATTTATTTAATTTATTTCAAAAAGCTAAGACTAAATGCTTAGTTGGAGAAGGCAAGGCCACCCATACCCGACTGGATGCGGAGGACGTTGTAGTTGGTCGCGAACATGTGGAGGTTAGGGCAGTTAGTCGCGGACGCAGTGGTGATGGAAACCTGCGCGTTGTCGATACGGGAGAAGTTGCAGGTGCCGGTGGGCTGGTGCTCCTCGGGCTTGAGAGCGAAGGAGTAAGCGTAGACACCGGGGAAGGGGCAGCCGGAGTGGTGGTTGAAGGGCTGCACCTGGTTGAAATACTTACCACCCTGCGCCTTGAAGCGGTCCTGGCCGTTGAGAACAAGCTTGAACTCCTCCATCGCACCCTGGTCTTCCTCAGTCCAGGCTTCACGGGCCGCCACAGCAGCGGTGCCATCACCACCGGTGACAACGAGAGGAGCACCGGTAGCGCCAGAGATGGGGAGGGCCTCCATGGTGGTGGCAGTGGCAGAAGAGGGGCCGGAAGTGAGCGCAATCTTGGACTCACCGCAGCTCTTACCGAAGTTCCAGAGGGAATCAACCTCATCACCAGTGAGGCACCACACGAGCTCCTTGACGGGGTGGTTGTAAGAGAGGCGAATCTGCTTAGTGCCGCTGGCATCAACGGTGTCAACACCAGTGTGCTGAACCTGCTCGATCAGGTACTCATGACCCTTCTGCGCGAAGCGGCGACGCTCCTCAGTGTCAAGGTAGATGTAGTTAGCCCACACCTTGAAGGTGCCGACGTCGAGGTGGGTCGACATGGTGGAAGAGAGGTCGAAATCGATGCGGACCTCGTGATACTGGAGAGCAATCAAGGGCAAATAGAGCCCGGGATTCCTGTTAAAAAAGAAGAGGAGAGGAAGGAAGACAGTCTTGCCCGCATCCGCAGTCGTGAGCTTACCGTAAGTGGCCTTCTTGGCCTCATCGAAGTGGAGCTCAGTGTAGAGACGCCACCACTTCTGGTATTGCTTGTCTACACGCTGACCACCGATGGACAGCTCGACCGACGAGATCGCACGCTCAGCAGCCCACTCGGGGGAACCACCGGAAGAGGCGGTCTTAAGCTGGACATACATGTCACCGACGAGATCACCGTTGCGGGCGACAGTCACGGAAACACGGCCGGAGTTGCCGGGGTTACCGTTGAGAGTCTGCTCGATGTTCTCCATCGCGAAGTTGGTGTGGCGCTTGTATTTCGCCTGGTAGAAAGTTACCTCGGGGTTACCAGTAAGGTAGACATCCTGGGCACCGTAAGCTACGAGTTGCATAAGACCACCGGCCATTTTGAGAGTTTTTGTACTATATACGGAGAAAATAATTCTGCGACTTTCCGCGATCAAATTTTTCTCTGTCTAGATAAAATGTCCGTTCGCCCTGAAGATCTCGAGGAAGGTGAAATTGTTCCCGAAGATGAAATTGAAGATGAAATCGATGATGACGATGACGATGAGCTCATGGAGATTGACGAGGATGAGGATGAGGATGAGGATGAGGATGAGGAGCTCGACGTTGTCACCCTCATGACATCCCTGCTCGCCACCGAGGATGGTGACACAGTCTGTACCGCCCTGATCACCATCGCTCAACAACTCCAAACCCAAAACAAAATTTTGATAAAGATGTTGAGCAAAATGTAATTTTAGAAAATCAATTAGAGAGAAAATTTGTAAGTACTATAAATGGAGGAAACCCACTTCATCGATAAGGAACCGGACAGGTATGAGGCACTAATGGAGCTACAGAAACGGTCAATCCAGTCGATGAAAGAAGATGAAGTTTGTACAGTCGTGGAAATTTTTGAGAACGCCTGGGATCTCAGGGCAGGAGATTTCAGGAATTCTAGGGAATTGGGTTATAGACAATTCTTACACAAAGATAACTATGACAGTAACAACAACCCCATACCAGAGAGAATTGAACTCCCAGTTGTGAAAGGAATCAAGGAGAAGCATAGGCGATACCTGTTGGACCTGAAGAAGCGCATGGGTGAACTTGGTATAAAATCAAAGGAGGATGAAAATGGTATTACCCTTCTAAAGAGAGTGAACAATGTTGTGAAACAACTCAAAGACGGTTATGATAACATCCGGAGACATTACAACGCCTTCGAGCGTGTCGTGAATCCCACAGCTCAGCCACTAATCAGTTCATTCACGGACCCGTGTGCGATGGATGAAGATGAAATTGAATCTTCTTCTCCGTATCAAAAGTGTATCATTCACTCCCTCGACGAAACACAGAAACGTGGATACCGTCGTTACCGGGATTACTGCTACGAAGAAATCAAGACCCCTGATGGTTATGGGACACGGGCGTGGGTTCCCAAATTTGAAATTTCTTCATTCGTTTACTCTCTCGCACCCAAGGATGATGAGTTTAACAATTGGAAGAATTTCACGAGTAAGGGGAACATTTACAGAGATGTGACCAATCACCTGACGAACTGCATCGATCCACAGTTTCCAGTTATCGAAAAACGACGACATGTATGGTCCTTCAAGAATGGGGTGTTCATCGGCAAAGAAGACGGACCTCAAAATGATGGCCACCCCACCTCCAAATTCTACCCGTATGATAGTGTCGACTTTAGACTGTTGGACCCCACAATTATCTCCTGTAAGTATTTTGATCAGGAGTTTGTAGACTACTCCAACGTCGAGGACTGGTATGATATTCCTACACCAACTTTTGACAAAATCCTCAACTATCAGGGATTTGAAAAGGAAGTGTGTAAGTGGGCATATGTCGTGGGTGGTCGCCTTTGCTATGATGTTGGTGATTTGGACAAGTGGCAAGTTATTCCATTCTTCAAAGGTATTGCACGATCTGGTAAGTCTACTCTCATCAACAACGTGTTCCAACGGTTTTACGATACAAGTGATGTGAAGACCCTGGGTAACAACATCGAAAGGAAGTTTGGTCTCTCTGCCATCAAGGACGCTTTTCTATTTGTCGCACCAGAGGTGAAGGGTGACCTTGCCCTGGAACAGGCAGAGTTTCAGTCTCTTGTGTCGGGTGAAGGGATTGCGGTAAATATCAAAAACAAACAGGCTGTCTCCCTCCCTAACTGGAAGGTTCCTGGTATTTTGGGTGGAAATGAAGTCCCCAACTGGAACGACAAGTCTGGCTCCGTTCTCCGTCGTATACTTCCATGGAACTTTACCAAACAGGTTCAAGAGGCTGACCCACACATGGATCGTAAACTTGACGTCGAGCTCCCAGCCATCCTACAGAAATGTGTCCGAGCTTACCTGGATTATTCCGCTAAATACAGTGATCGTGATATTTGGAATGTTGTTCCTGGATATTTTAAAATTATTCAGAACCAGGTCGCGATGGTGGCAAATACACTGCACCATTTCCTCAACTCGATTCGTGTCATTAAGGAAAAGGGTAAATTTGTTCCAGAGGACATCTTTGTCCAGGCTTATAACTCCCATTGCGCTAGAAGCTTGAAGGGTAAGAAGCCTGACCTGTTCAACCCAGATTTCTATGTGGGACCTTTCAGTGCATATGGAATTACAGTAAAAACTGAATCTGTAAACTACAAGGGTAGGGATTACCCTACACAACCAGTATTTTATGGAGTCGACATCATCGAGGAGGAACTCATGATCGGAAACAACCACTAAAAAAATAATCATGTATAGTAATATGAGCCAACAGGTCAAGGAATTTATAAGAAGATCTGGAGTGGATGTCCAAAGTTCAGACTCTAACTCGAACAATAATAACTTTGCGAGAGAACTCGAGAATGACATGTTGCGGAGGGAGCGCCTAAGGCATTCTGCTTTCCGTGAACCTGTCAGGACTGAGCTGCGTCAACGTAGACCCCCTCCCCGTAAACGGACTTTCGCCCAATTTGAAAACAATTCTCCACTCGAAAATGAATTCGCCAATTTGAATACAAATAAAATTGTAAACAGTGTGATGGAAGCGGAGAATTTTGGGAAACTCGATGAGTTTAACATGCCAGAAATTAATGAATCCCTATTCGCTAACAACGAACCTGAGCTTGAAATATCCCCCTTTAGACCCGGTATGTTCAACGCTGGTGTTGATAGTGGATATGGGCAGAAGGATGTTGTCCTCGAATTAAAGGAAATCATGAGAAGAAGACCTCTCGCTAAAACACAAATCGCCGAGGGTCTTTATATAGAAACCACTGAGATGTTGGGTAGGTATGGCACACAGAAAGTTGCATCGAGTCATACACGTGAGCTTGGTCTCAAAGGTAACATGAGTATACCTCTCGTGACTGTTCAGTTCAAGATCATCATTTACAATGACCGTGGTGAAAATCAGAAAGTGAGTGTCAACATCTACAAAAATGGGAAGATTCGTTTTTCTGGTGGATTTTTGGTAAGTCATATGTCGAGGCAACCCGAGCTCATTCGCCGATACGTCGTTGAGAACTACACAAATGGCCAGCCGTTTTTCAGTGGACCGATTCAGTTCAATAATCTGAGTGGTCAGTTTAACATTAACGGAACGTTTGATCTAAAAAGATTACAATTCAAGTTTGCTAGATACGGCACAGTAAACTACAACCCCGAACTTTCCCCTATGATGTATGTGAATATGAACGGCTACACACTAAATCTGACCAGGACTGGTAACGTGCAAATCATTGGAGCTAAGAATCCAGCTGTTCTTGAGAACACGTACAGATCTACCGCAAATCTGATCCGTGACTTCTATAGGTCTGGTGATAGTGGCATCTTCATAGGTAAGATGAAAGCTCCAAAGAAGACTAAAGTTAAGAAGACCAAGAAACCTAAAATCCTTAACACAAAGGTCAAACGTGTTTACAAAAAACGAAAACTTACAGAAAATCAAATGAAAGCGGTTAAGGTGACTGGAAAAGTTTGTGAACGCATGAAGAGGTCCGAAATTGTAGATCTCGCTAAGAACTTTGGTATTGTGAACTTTAGAGTTAGAGGTCAGAATGGAACAAGGAATGCTACGAGAAAGGAGATATGTGAAATGATAAAGAAGAAGAGCAATGTTCAGACCTTCAGGAATACAAACAAAAACAAAAACTCTTCTCTATCCGGTAAGGGTAACGCGTTTAGAATCAATAAGACGCTGTGCAACAACATGTCCAAGAAAGAAATTCAGCGCATCGCCAAAATTTTAAAGATTCCGTTCGACGCGAAAGACACTAAACCGGTTCTATGCAAAAAAATTGAGATGTATCGCACACCCAAAGCGGCATCACCCAAACCTAAACCCACCAAAAGACAGGTTCAACGTAACACGATTAATAAGCGCACCTCCAATCTCCGTGAAAAGACAATCAAGAAGCGGGGTTTGAATACTAACTCAATTCGTAAAGAACTTGAGAAGGAGTATGGCTCTAAATGGATCAAGCGTTACAAACCCAATCTCAATAAGGATGTTCAAAACGTGAAACGTGCCATGAATGGTTTACGACCTAATAAAAGCACAGGGCTTCCTTTCAAGGGTGATGTTAAACAGTTGGAAAAGCGTATGGTGAATAGATGGAAATTTGAAAGAAGGAACGCTTTGGAAAAGAAATATCTCATGAACAAAGTGAATACCACGGGTATTCCACTAAACATGAAGAGTAGCTTCAAGAACGCGGCTTCGAATTACATCATGAACCACGTGAGAAACTTCAAAAGAGAACCATCTCAGAAAAAAATGGATGATTATCGGAAAAATTGGTTAAAGCGAAGGAACAACTTGAATACAAATGGGCGTCCGAGAGGAATTAACCGGACGGTTAGAGCTAGGATTGAAAAAATATAATCAAGGTGTCAGGGTTGGTGATAATACCCAACGATGGGGAACGGAACGGAACTCGTGGATAGACATGGCGAAGGAAGAATTCCTCGACGCCATCATCTACATCATCGCGGATTACATTAGAACTGTGAGAAGTAGAGGTGTGATGGCACCTTTGTCTTTTAGAAAACGTGATGAGATTGATGATAACAAACTCATCATGTCAATTTTTGACGAATGGGAAGATGTGGATAGTCCACAACATAAAATGCTCTTATGGAACCTTTTCAAGATGTTGAACAGTGAACTCTTCTGTTGATAGTCTTTCCGGGTTCTGCGAGTTGTTTAAGGTGTATCGTGTGGTAGTTGAAGTTATAGTTTGGGAAAGTTTCCTTGATTTTTTTTGAAATACCATTGCCCTGTAGAGAGTACGGAATTCCTGAACATACAGCTTTTTGTTCAAGACCCAGCAGCTGGTCTTCCATGAGGACGAATTCTTTCAAATTGTCGTCACTCACACCATTCCTACGCATTTTATCATACACATCCTTAGAAGCTCCGTCACTGAGATAGAAGAAGTGTGAACCCTCCACTTCTTCTATTTTAGAGTGTTTTTCATGCATGAGAAACAATATTACGAAGAATAGCACTACGTAAATCATGTACTATCTACCCATATTTTTCTATGGCGTCTTCGTAGAGATCTTTTTTTACATAAGCTAATTTACCATTCGAGTTGCTATGCAAGGGGAGTTCGAAATCCTCCATTGCTTTCCCCCAGCATCTATCCAGCTCTTTATTAAAAACGACAGCTTTACAAGAAGGATCCACTGAACATTCGTGGAGGCATCTTTTTTCAGTGAATGGAATATCAGAATCTGGGTGATAATGATACAAATTCCCAACCCCGTAATAGTCTTTGTTTCGCAGTAATTTAAATGTGCTCTGTTCGACTTCTTCCTTCTCTACTGTAAATGTGCTCCCCTCCACAGCCATTGAATCGGAGAGTATTTCAGCTGGTTCTGGATCTGCTGAGGAACCGAGGTCCGCTGAGGAACCTGGTGGTGGTTCTGCGTTAGAAATCATCACACTACCCACTGAAGAACTGATTATGGACATACACATGATACATGATATCATGAGCAACACTAAACTTAGAGTCGACCCCCCACCCTTGTTGGAGTTGCTCATTAAAATAACACAAGATTTTTATGTCCAATACTTGTCCTTTTTCCATTCCCGGTGGGGTAGATCATACTTGGCGTTCACCATCTTTCCTTGCCGACCATCCCAAACTTGTGGATGTGCACCACCAGATTTAAATCCCCAGTTCCAGAATGTACCCATGCTGCTCGGTTTGTATACAAGGTAATCTTTTTCTTCTTCAGTGGGTTGACGTTCCCAACAATCTGGATGATCTACATGATCAGTAACACACTTCTTGTCAGTTCCCTTACCCGTATTTCCACCATAAACTACACATACAGGCTCGTTTCCGTTAATGGTTTTGGTTACCAAATTTCCACGCACCCCATCGTTGTATTCATAATAACTGAATGTTTGAGCAGTTCCTTTTCCGTTTATACCTTTCACAAAGTAGGAATACCCTGGTGACCTGGGATGATCTACTGAAATTTGTTCACATTGAGATATTGTTTTACCAGGGAAGACCTTCTTTGTCCACCCAGATTTATCTTCTTCGATCAAGTATGGAAGCTGTCTTTTTATAGTTTCTTTTTGTGTTTTTGCGGTATAGCCGGTTTCGTAGGTACCCGTATAACCACCGGGCCAATTTTCAGCTACGTTCAAAATCCTAGTTGTTGCTGGTCGTGTGCTTGATATTTGTTTCGGTATGTAATTTGTTCCAAACATTGAAATATCGTTCAAAAATTTACCCAACTCGTGAGGTTTGCAGGCACCCTTTGCAACTCCATTTTCGTCAACACCTTCATCGTCAAAACTAAATGTACAATCGCACACACCATCCCCTACCTTACTGACAGGAATTTGTATATTAACATTACCACCACAACTAAACGGTGGTGGTTTTGGTGGAGGGGGTGGAGAGGGTGGAGGGGGTGGAGGGATAACGTTGGGGTCTTCCTTTTCCCATATTTTTGCATTTTGCACCGGATTAGGGGAATCACACTCACCTTCGTTTACCAGTCCAGTTAAACCATCCATAAACAAAGTGACATATTTACAGTTCTCATCGGCATTGCATTTCGAAATTCCCGATTTAAGGTTTTCATCGTATTCGGTGCTTTGAAATCCTACCTGGGTGGATCCGGAGAATTTTACCCATTTTTGTTTGTCTTGGGGACACATCTTCGAGGTATGAATGTTTTTATAACCATGTTTTACAGGCACCTCTGCCTCCACCTCCACCTCCGCCTCCTCCACCTCGGGGGTTCCCACGACCGAACTATCTTCCTTCTTCCACGTTTTCACCCCCGAATAACCCAACATTGGTTGATCCTCACACACACTGGCACCAAACGTTCTATATGAACCATTTGTCCAAACGGACACGTATTTACAGTTGGGATCATCATTGCATATCTTCGCACCCTGCTTTAAATACTCACTATACGTATCGTTCATCGTTCCATCTGCTTTAAAAAATGATGCAGCAGGTTGAGAACCTAAATCTCTGGAGCCCTTTACATACCCCTGCTTAATGAATCCAGTAATTTCAGGTTTGTTTGGTGTTCCATTGTTGGTTCCACACGACTGAAACTTTGAACCATATTGTGCATATCCATGAATAGGACCCTGAACGTCTGGATCTACCCAATCTGCTTTTTCCCATATTTTATGTTCAGTGTCCATGTGAACAGCCTGTGGGTGCTTACAATCACTCTTTTTAAATGTTCTCGCGATAGCTTTTGATCCATTTAGTTCTAGATACTGACAATTTTTATCTTTGTTACACAATTCTATACCCCTCTTCAGTAATGTTTGGTATTTATATGAGAAAAAATCTCTCCAACTCACCTTTTCTTCACCCTCTTTACGTAAATATTCATTGGCAAGGGCGCTTCCATGATTATTACACTTCTTGTAACGAGAGACTGGATTATATCCCATGAACGATTGTGCATGTTTCTCTGTGGTGCTTAGACCAGCACCAATTTCTGGGGGAGGTTCGGGTCTCAAAGGTTGATCATCATCTCTTTTGAATATTTTATAGTCGTGGTCAGTCAATCGGTTGAATGGTGGAATTCTCTGACCTTCACAGACAGAATACATTTCTCCTCCACCATTTTTCCTTACACTTATGAAATTACAGTTATGTTCAAGTTCACATTTATCTTGGGCATTTTTAACATACTTCTTGTACTCATCAGAATCGTAACTCACTTCCGGTCCTTGAATATCGATCTGTGAAGAGTCACTATTAAATTTATCAAGGTATTCTTTTGTTTCACACACCAAACCAGTATCCGTAGGTGGTGGATTTCGCCAGGAAAATTTATCGTCCACTTTTATACTTCTGTTCACAAGGGCTGTATATCCATTTATTTTTTGAGGTGAGACCTGGGAGAAACTGGGAAGATCTTTTGCTGCGACTGTATCATCAACCTTTTTCCACGTTTTCACATTGTTCTGGTTTACGGTGTCTTTACATTGACTCTCTGTATACGTCCTATATCCACCATCCTTCCAGACGGTCACATACTTACATCTATCATCTTCATTACATTTGTAGGCTGCGCGTCGCTGATACTTTTGGTAGTAAGGGTCGTCAAAAGATGTGGCTTGCACTCTGTCTTCACCCGGGTTAACAAGCTCCCATCCAGCACTACTATATAGTGCTCTCCCTGAACACCGTTTACCTAAACCATCATCTCCACTGTCTGAATACCCATTCAAAATTGTGGGTTCTCTGGGACATGCATTAGTATTACATGCTTGTGTTTGTATAGGTTCTGGGCAGGCATTCCCCCCATACACAGGATTCTTTAGAGTAGTCCACGTGCGAAATTGTGTGCCTCCATCACATTCTTCGGTGCACGTAGACCATTCAGACCACTTACCAGAACAATCGATAGGACACTTCTGTCCCTTACAAGATCGGTTTTCTGTGGGGCTCGGACAAACCTTTCCACCATTCTTTGGTTCCACCCGGGTAGTCCATGTGCGAGATTGTGTACCATCACCACATTCTTTGCTACACGCAGACCATTCAGACCACTCACCAGAACAATCGATGGGCTCTGGAGCTGGACCTGGAGCTAGGGCTGGGGCTGGGGCTGGGGCTGGGGCTG